CGTAGCCAGGAGCATCATCCGGACGGATGTAGCACACTTCGACAACCAGGTAGCCAGTAAGGCCTGCAGCCACATCAGCATCAGAGATGTAGACACCACCAGAAGTGGAGGTATCGTTGGCAGCGCCCTTTGCAAGCACACCAAGAGTGGTGGAAGCAGTGACAGGGTAGTAAGCAACGGTACCTGAACCAACACCAGAGATAGCGGGAACGCCAGTGCTAGTAATGAAGGGATTGGTACCAAAGCCTTGCGTACCACCAGCGAAGTAAATCTTGGTGGAGGCATCACCAGAAACAGTGGAGACCATATTGGCCTGGATTGCACCTTCAGCGACACCAGAGAAGGCAACGCCGGTAACAGCGGTGGGGGTACCAGTGTTACGACCGAAGGAGAGGATGTTGCCGGTAGAGGCATACACGCCAGATGCAACGCGGCCATCACCCCAGCCAGAAGCTACGGAGATTGCGGTGCGATACACATAAGAAGGCTGGGTAGCACTACCAGAGATCACCATGCCGGTGATGTCGGTACGGGTGTCGTCCTGCCGGTAGGGCGAAGGAACGATCACACTCATAAAAGCACCACTGGTGGAAGCTGAGCCGGAAGCCCAGGTCACAGGGACGTAACCGCGCTGTTGGAAATAGCGGTAACCAGGGGTAGCAAGCACTGAAGTAGGGCCGCCCTTGGAGCCATCATTGGTACCATCGACGGGGTTGGCGTCAATGTTTTTGTACCAACCATTAAGAGCGTTGCTCCAGTTACCTGGATAGATTTTTTTAGCGGACAAGTAGGTCATTTATTTCTCCTTTGAGATTTGATGTAAGGGTATGATTATCAGATGTTGCCGTCGTCAGAGACGAAGCTGTACGCGGTGGTAACAAAATCCTTGTTGAGGATTTCAAAACCAGCGTATAGTTGCCAGATCAGGATGATAAAACGGCTGAAGTCATCGTTGTTATTGATGAGCACCTGAGCGTTAGGGCCGCCAATACCGACGCCAACAGCTTGAGGACCGAAGAAGTAACCTTGGGCAGCTTCTTGGTTGGTAAAGGTAGACGCATCAAACGAAGCGCTGACAGTCTTGATCGGGAAGTTGGTCGACTCGAAGAACTTAACGCCTTCAAACTGCACACCAGTAGGCATGACAGGTTCACCAGCAAGGAAATAACCTTGACCGGCTTGGGGACCCTGGTAGAAGCTGGCGTTGTTAGGCATCATGGGGTTGCCCATGTACATGCCTTGACCAGGATTACCAGCGTAACGAGCGATCTCACGGAAGTCGGGGTCACGACGCAGGTGCATCATGAAGGTGGGATCGCAGATACAACGATACAGACCATCGGAATAGGTCGGCACGTTGCGCTTACGCAGGTCCTTGACAACGTTCAGCAGGTCAGTGCGCACCTGGAACTGCTGAAGATCAGCGGTGTACTCAGTGGAGGTATAAGAGATGGAGCCGTTAGCGGCTTTGGTCTTGTTACCAGCGAAGTAGTAACCACCTTGAGTGGTGCTAGCCTTACCGTTGGCTTCGGCTTTGGCCAGTTCGTCAATGAAGACGCGGTCACGCCAGCGGCGATAGTCATCAAGCAGCGTCAAGCTACCGATTGACTGGTGGAACATGTTGAGGTTACCTGAGTCCAGCAGCATGCGCTGAGCGGTGATCAGGGTCTCACGAGCAATCTTAAAGGTTGAAGGCTGGGTGGGATCGCCGGGGTCAGCAGGGCCGGTGTATTCCTTAAGCACCACCAGGACTTTTTCCTTGGTGATGTTACGGCTGTTGGCGGTACCGATGGTTTGGTCGGCAATACGCTCACGGGCGTCCTTCGTACCAGGGGAACCCCAGAACTTGTAGCGGTCTAGCTGAACGGTTTGACCAGGTTGGCGAGTAAAGTCGTGGACGACCACGGGCTCTACGGCCATCTCAGCAATGTAGGCAGGGTGAGGACGGTAAAGTTCCGCACCAAGAATCTTCGGGAAATCGTTATCAAGAAACACTTTGCTCTATCCTCCAGGATCGCAGGAATTTATCGGGGGAAAGATTTAGACACTTACATGTCTTATCTAACACAAATTTTAGCAGTGGGTAATTTATTATGCTTAAACGTATTGCATAGTGGGTTGCTTATAACGAGCGCCCATTGAATTACTGGAACCATAGGCCTCAGGATCCATGGGCGCAGCTTGTTGTAAACCAGGAATACCTACAAGGTCTCCGGTGTTAGCAACACCTCCACCAAGGAGACCGCCAAGTCCGCCAGCGCCTAGAGCGCCCGCCACTATTCCAGCTTCAGCGCCTCTTTTTCCTAGCATCTTTGCCCGTGGGTCTTGATACATAGGATGTTGCTCAAGCATCTCCATAATGCCGGCATTGGTTGCAGGTAGGCGACGACCAAGTGCACCGCCAAGTGCTCCTGCGCCTAGGGCTTCAAGAGCAACACGGCCTGGTCCTTTATCCTTTGCTTGTCCGGTGACAATGTTACCAAGAGTAGATGCACCTGCAGTCAGTGCACCTACACCTAGCATCGCCTTCATTTCCGGAGAGAATTTACCAGCGAGATTAATCATCTCACTCCATCACAAACAGTTTGCCTGCAACAACTTGGGGAGCAGCTTGATTCAGCATGCGCCAAGCATTTTGGGGATCACGTGCCATCGTCTCGTTGAAACCGCCCCAGAAATTCTCGGGCTGTTGCATACCAGCGGCAGCCGGAGGTGCAGGAAGATTGCCGTAAGCAGCTTGCACTTGTTGCGTGGGATAGCCACGAGTTTCAAGTTGGGCTTCGTTTTCGTACACGGGATACGGACCTTCAGGACCGAAGAACCGCAGCGTGTAATCACTGAGGACGTCGGGGTTGGTCAGAATCTCGTTGTATGCCAAGTTCTCCTGGTGCTCGTTTACAGCAAACTCAGCGTAACCCTGGATGTTATTTGCGGCCCGGTTTCCCCATGCCACTGCGCTGTCCAGCATTGCCTCTAGCTGGAGGGCGTACTGGTTTAGCACCGCCGGAGCTTCCACCCCGAACGCGTCCAGCACTTGGCGGCTGTCGTTGCTCAGTTGGAGGTAGTCCGCGATCGCCTCCAAGGACGGACCCGAGGAGGTTTGGGAATAGTTGGGCGAGTAGTCCTGGTTGAGATACGAGGTCGGCGCTACCGATTGTTGCGTAGCTTGGTAGCTGCCCTGACCGTAGTTGGCCGGGGTATACGCTGTCGGAGTCGGCGCTGACTGTTGACCCTGGAACGGGGATTGGACTGGAGCGCTCAGTAGATTCACTACTTTGTTGAACGCCGATTCCCAGGGATTCCCCGCCGAGTCCGCCTGTTGGTATTGGGGGGCGTACTGAGTAGGGGCTGATTGGTAGCTGGGGGCTGCCTGAGGTACCGCTTGGGGGTAGCTCGTACCCACTTGATACCCCACCGGTGCCACCTGGTAGCTGGCCGGGGCTGCTTGCGGTGCTGCCACCACGTAGCTGCTCGGGGCGACGGCTGCTGGTGCTTGGCTCGTCTGTGGGATCGACTGGACGATAGCGTCCTGCATAACTCATCTCCTTTTGTAGAGCTTCTAAGGTTCGATACAGATATGGAGTTAAATCCAATCTCGGATCCGCAGCCATCGGTAAATCCGGTGATTGCGGGTGAGGGGTCTGCATCATTCCCCCCACTAGGCCAGCGAACGCTTTGTATGCACTCTGCAGTTCTCCAACCATCCTGAACGGGAAACCCGAAAGCATCCCGGCCCTTTCTTCATCTGTTTTAGATGGGAAAAGATATTTCAGTGCTTCAATGCTATCAACACCTAACTCCTGGAGGTTCCTAACCACAATAGAATTGTTAAGTGTGTCCTGCGTTGAATCTTCGTAAACGGGACCAAGCCAGCGCCATAACATGGTTACGTCGCCGTCAGGAATTAGTCCAAGCACACCAGGGGGAATTTGTTGTGACTGAAGACATGCCATCATCAGACTCTTGACTTGCCCTTCAAATGCACCACGTGCATCCTGGTACATCTTCCTCTCTTGTTCAGTAGCGGTTTCTGGTAGCTCCAAGGGCTTTTCAATTCCTGCGCTGGCTGCAAGAGTCTCACGGAACAAACGCTCTTCTTGGTAAACAATTAACTCAAGGCAACGGCAAATACCATACGTATAGATAGCGGTTGCTTTTTTCTTTGCAGTAGCAGACACACGGCCAAATAGTGATTTATATTCTGTTGCAGTTACGCCTGCAGAAATCGATAGTTCATCTACGCCACCAAGGGCAGTCCTAATTTCCTCTCGGTACTGGCGTGCAAATGAATTCTGGTCCCCGGTAATAGCATCTGGAACAATATAACCAACACGATCGTTTGGTTCCAGGTTTGCAATAACGCGTGGTACACGAATTTGGCCATCAACACCACGGCTAACAGGATCTGATTTAAACGTAGAACGACTTAGTGCACTGGGACTATTGAACCCAGAGTTTGCCGCAATAGATGGACGTTGTATAACGGAATCACCACCGGATTCCATCAAGTCAGTTTTTGGCCTGGAGGAGAGAAGGGTTGGATTACCAAAGAACTGAATGTTCTTACGCATAGTACGAACTATTTCGTCATGCGTACAAATGTGATTGGCTAACGCATCAAATTCACCAACACCCTCATTGGAAAATCCTTTGGGATTGTTAAGAATTTCTACGCACGGAATAAAACCTAACGTATTTTTAAACGTTTTTGTTTTACCAGCAACAGCGTAGTTAGGTTGTTCAAATGAAATCTCACCTTCTGAGTGAGTCTCTTCAATTGTTTTATGCTTGATTGAAAGCCTGATGTAACGTTTGGCACCTTGCCCCATGGCAGCAGGCCCAGTTAAACTGCCAGCCTGGATGTCTTGATCAAAGCCAAATCCACGACGCACCTTATAGCTATAGATGATTACAACTTCGTCTAGTTCGCCGTCTACGTTGTAGTAGGTTCGATATTCGTGTTTACGGAAAAAATAAAGTCGGTAGTTGGATTCTGTTGGCCGGATATAAAAAAGACCTTGGCCATCAGACAGGAAATAATCCCAGATTGAGTCCAGGCGAGTATCGAGTTGATTGTATTTGACTACGCGATCAATAAAATCTTTGCGCTGGTTACCAAAATTATCTTGCGCCGGAAAAAATTCAACACCTTGGCGGATACCAAATAACCGCATCTGTGCCAGGTGCGATGCCACGATGCCAGTATCAATTGCAGACCCACCATCTTTTTCAAGATACGAGTCAATGATCTCTCTTAATCGTGTTTTAGCATCGACCGCCATTAACTATTTTCCCCTTTATCTTTATTGATCTTAGCAGTTTTTAATGATTAAGAGACCGTTTTGGTTTGAAAACCTGCAGGCATTTGTTGTCCATATTGAGGACCGGCAAAAAATCCAACGTTACCTATTGGTGGGCCGCTGGTAGGATTGACAGCAAAAGGAAAAGGTTGGGGGCCGCCGCCAGGAGTAAGGCCTCTGCGCATGAGCTCTTTTTGGATTTGTATATTACCGCCTGGAATACTTTCTTGTAGCCGGCGAAGTTGATCAATTGATCTTCCAGATAATCCACCAGGGGACCCGGCCCCAGGGATTTCAAAGCTTGGGCTAGCAGCAAGAGTATTAGCGTTTTCTACTCCAAGTGGGTTGCCCATATAACCCCCATAAAAACCAGCCATTTTAATGCCTCTTATATTGTTTTATTTTACTCTTCTATAACCTCATACCCAGCACTGTCGTTGAGCTTGGTTAGAAGAACACCATTTCCCTTGAGCTTCCATTCCAGGACATCGCCCTCTTGCCAGCCAAGGGTTTCTATGATGTCATCCGGAAAAGTGATGAATGATTCCCCATTTTCGTCTTCTTGTATTTCCAGGATGTAGCTCATTTTGCCAAAAGCTTTTCCACAAGTTTATCAAGCTTCATGTTGATCTGTTTAAAATTGTCGTGCATTTCCTTGATTTCTCTAAGAAAGTCAACCTTAAGCACGTAGTCCAATGGAAGCCTATTTACTTTTTCTTCTAAATTTTCCAACTTTCGTTCTTGTGCTTCGACGGCGGAATGAATTTGCCGTGCACGATCTGAAAAACGTCCTAGAATTTTAGTGGCGGTCCAAGAGCCGCCGGTTACGCCTGCTATACAAAGCGTAATATACACAGCTAAATACTCTGGTCCCACGGCTGAAGTTCTTTTTATTATTCTAAACTTTAGTAATCAAGATGAAGGTTTCCTTTCCTGGCCAATCCCGTTACCAACCAGACAAGAGAATTTTAAATTTATCTGGATCATGAGTTTTAATGCGATGGCAATTTGCACACAAAACTTGGCACTTGTTCATTTCAAGTTTTAACTTCTCAATGCTTCCAGTATGCATCTTTGCAATGTCGCAAACTTTTGTT